CCAATCCGGAACGGGTAAAACCGGCGCCTTTTGCATCTCGGTACTCCAACGGTGCACGGAGGCCGAGGAACAACAAGCGCTCATTTTAGCTCCTACACGTGAATTGGCCGAACAAATTCATTCCGTTTTTTTAAAATTATCCAAATTTACTAAAATACGACCGCATTTGTTGATTGGCGGTACTTCCGTAGAGCACGACATTTATGAAATGAAAAAGAATCCGCAAGTCATCATTGGGTGTCCGGGCCGCGTGATTGATTTTTTAACGCGGGGGTATTTGGCGAACACCATTCACATGATTGTGTTGGATGAGGCAGATGAAATGTTGTCGCAAGGGTTTATTCCACAACTCAAGCACATTTTTGAAACGGTCAACGATAAAGCGCAAGCGGTCATGTTTAGTGCGACCATTCCTGAAGAAATCGCAATCATTTTTAATAAAATCATGCGAGACCCCATTCAATTACTCGTTCAAAGTGAAATGCTTACCCTAGAAGGTATTTCACAATTTTATGTATCCTTCAATAATGATAATGATAAAATGGAAGCTCTTCAAGATTTATTTGAAAGTATTTCTGTCGCCCAAACCATCATTTATTGTAACTCGGTCAAGCGGGTCATTACCTTGTACTCTTCCATGAAAGAAGCAGGGTACCCCGTATGTTGCATTCATAGTGAAATGGATAAATTAGAAAGAAAAGAGTCGTACACGGATTTTAAAAATGGTAAATACAGAGTATTGATTTCTTCCAACATTACTTCTAGAGGCATAGACATTCAACAAGTCAGTGTAGTGATTAATTTTGACATTCCGAAATGCGTGCACAATTATCTTCACCGAATTGGTCGGTCGGGACGTTGGGGCAGAAAGGGGATTGGGATTAATTTTGTCACCAAGTATGACAAGGACATGATGACTCAAATTGAGAAACACTACAATACTGAAATCCGAGAACTTCCTAAAAATTATACCGATATGATATGAAAACAAAGAAAGTTGGAATCAAACTCAAACAAATTAACGGGTACTCGGTGGTATGCGTCCCCAAGGAATGTTCTACTGCCATTGTGAGGGCCGTCGTCCATTCCGGTTTCATTTATGAAACGAAACAAAATCTCGGCATTTTTCATTTATTGGAGCACGTGTTGGTAGACGCATGGAGTCGCTGTAAAAAAAATTGTGTCCTGCATTGGGACAAACAAGGATGTCTTTTGAACGCATCTACAGAAGAAACCACCATGAATTATTATGTCAAGGGATTACCGGATGTGATGGACGACATGATAGAATACATTGCCTCCATCACCACGAATGCTACCCTCTACGATTCCGTGATTGAATCTGAAAAAAAGGCCGTCATTTCTGAACTTACCAACGAAATGGCAGATCCACTCAACAAGCTCATCCACACGTTCAACCAATCGTTTTATTCTACCGAAGGGTTACGATTCAGTTCAGACGTGCAAACCCAAATTAAAAATTTATCCTCTATTTCTAAACGTGATTTATACGACATGTATCATCAAGTGTTTACCCCGTCCAATATTTTATTTGTGGTCTACGGAAATTTTTCGTACGAACAAGTGCATCGCGCCTTTTCTAAACATTTAGTTCCCCATCCAAACAAAGAAGTACCCATGTTGCCTTGTTTTAGTTACAGTCACCAATTTCTGTATACCCCAAAGAAAATGAAAACGGTCAACATGATTATGGGATTTCCTCTTCAACGTCATTTATCATGTTCCGAGTTGTTTACCATCATCATCTCCAACCTGTTATTTTTTGAATTAAGGTCAAAACACAATTTGGTGTATTCCACCGATTGTTACATTACATCCAATCATTGCAATTCTATCTTTTTTATTGAAATTAGTTGTATACCTGCGAATTTTAAAAAAATCGTAGAAGTTATTTTAGAAACCATCAAGTACTATAAAACACACTCACTCTCCAAAGAATTATTAAAAGGAACAAAACGAAAATTATTGTATCGGTACAATACTTCCTATGAATATGATATTTACTATGGAGCCTACTTGTACGATAAAAAAAGTATATTGACAAAACAACAACTCATTCAACAAATCTCCGCCTTTTCAGAAACCACCTTTCAATCCATCATGAATAAAGACATTTTGATTGAAAACTGCACGTTGGTGTACCAGGGTCCTACCGACCTTCATCTTACCTGGAATTCCTTTATGTAGAATCATATTAAACATGGTGTGGTACTATACCATGAGCTACCCCGTGATTGTTTCCTACAGTAACACGGGGTACATAGAATTAGCGAAAAACATGTTGCTGAGTTTAGACCGCGTGGTTCGCCACCATCGGGTACACATGTATTGTCTAGACGACAATACGTTTGACGTCTTAACCCAACTCTCGTTTCAGCACGTGACCGTAACGTTTGAACTCTACCGAGCTTCGGTGTCTACCGAGTTTGAATTGTACGGAACGCCTGAATATAATTCCATTACGCATTTAAAAATGGATATTCTAAAAAAGTCCGTATTCAAGTACAAGTTCATTCATTTTATAGATGGAGATGTGGTCTGCATGAAAGAACCGCCGTTGGAGCATTACCTTCCATATCAGATGTACGACGTGGTGTTTCAGGAGGACAATGGAATGAGCGCGCATACCTTTTCTATATGGTGTTGCACGGGAAACACGACGTTTCGGAACACGCCAGGGACTCATTATTTGTTGCAAAAAATAAAAGAGTACCAACACAGGTACCCGGGTAAGAACGATCAAGAATGTTTGTTTCAATGGTTGCGTGACCTTTCGTTGACGGACATACGGTATTGTCAACCGTGTAGACTTTACATGTACGATAAGAAAGAGTACACGCCAGGGTACATGTCTCCCGATTCTCTCACGTATTTTTTTCACGCCAACCATGTCATTGGGTACGATGCGAAAGTCGCGTTACTGAAACAAGCGAACCAATGGTTTTTATAAAAATTGATGTATGCGCGATCTTCCTTCTTAAGGTATTCTATGGGTGTACGATTTTTGAATAAATTTTTAAAACAACACGGATGGAAAGGGATTCAATCCATTCGGGTGAATGAATTGACTGGAAAAACCATTGTGATTGACACGTCCATTTACTTGTACCGATTCAAAGCCATGGAGGCCTTATCTCCCAACATGTTGTTGTTTATTGATTTATTTAAAAAATATAACATTACACCAATCTTTATTTTTGACGGAACCCCAAAATCAAATAAAAAGGAAATGTTAAAATTACGTCAACAAGATAAACAATTGGCATGGAAAATTTATTCAGAAACACCGACCATTTCAGAAGAGTATGCGACCCATCTTCGTAAACGCTTTACGAAAGTCAGTAAACAAGACGTGTTGGGAGTGAAGGACATGCTTCAAGAACACCAGATGACGTTCATTGATGCGCCGCATGAAGCGGATGAATTATGTGTAAAAATGGTAAAAATGGGAAAGGCGTACGCATGTTTGAGTGACGATATGGATATGTTCTTGTACGGATGTCCTCTTGTCCTTCGGGATTTAGACATTCAAACGGAAATCGTCTTTTCTTACCATTTGCAAGACATCTTAGCTCAATTATCCATGACGCTGGAGGATTTTAAAAAGATATGCGTGTTGTCAGGAACGGATTACTATGTTTCATCGTACAATTTATTTGATTGTTTGAACTTGTTTTCAACGTTCAAAAAATCATCAAGTCATGATTTTTATGAATGGGTAAATAAAAAAAAGGGAATTGATTACGATAAAGTTATCACGGCTTATCGTGCGTATTCCATTGAAGAAGCTGAGTTTGATTATTTACTACCGTTTACGCAGTAGGCACAGCAGGCGCCTGCTTCTGGAAGTGGTGGCTGATGAACCGCTGGAGGTTGAAGTAGGTGAGCTCATCGGTCGGCTTCAGCGCAAGAAGCTTCTTGAGCTTGGCGTCCGGAAGAATGTGGCGCCGGTTCTTCGGGTCCTGAAGGTTGTGCTCGCGGATGTAGGTGTTGATCTCGCGAGTCACCTCAGTGCGCGCCACCATGGAACCCTTAGGGCGGCTGAGAAACTCGGCCAGCTGGTCGCTCACCAGGGCAGGCTTGACGAAGCCGCTGGGGGCGCGCGCACCACCCTTGTTCTTGCGCTTGCTTGACTTCTGGGCCGCCTTCAGGTCACGCTCCACCTGCTTCTCGCGCGCCTTCACCTCGGTAATCACAGTAGAAAGCTGCTGGCGCATGGCGTTCAGCAACTGAAGGGTGTTTCCATAGACACTCTTCTCCTCCGCTGCGACGGACTCCACCTTGACCTCCACGGCAGGAGCGGCCACAGGGGCAGGGGCAACAACAGGCTCAGTCTTTGCGGCTACAGTCTTCTTAGGCATTATACTCTTACTATCGTCTTTCTTTTAAGTCAATTTTCAATATATATATTTAGTACGATAATTGCGGTAGATGAGTAAGAGGGATGAATCTAGGAAGATAGATGATAAAAAAAATTGATGGACCTATTCTTCATTTTTTATTGGTAATATGGCTCCTATCATTATCTCCATTGAAGGCAACATCGGTGCTGGCAAATCTACCCTCATCAATTACATGAAAAAAAATCTACATGAAGTGGAAGATGTTCCCGTGGTCTATGTAGATGAACCCGTAGAAGAGTGGACGACCATTCGCAGTGCGGACGATAAAACCATGCTGGAACTATTCTATTCTGACCCAAAACGATACGCCTTTTCATTCCAAATGATGGCGTACATTTCACGCCTCGCCAACCTATCTACCGTTGTCAAGAATCATCCTGACGCCATCATCGTGACGGAACGCTCCCTTCTTACCGATTACCACGTCTTTGCGAAAATGCTTTACGATTCTAACGACATTACGACGGAAGAGTACACCATCTATTGCAAATGGTTTCATCATTTCAACTCGTTTCATGTGAACGGCATCGTTTACCTCAAGTGTTCTCCTGAAACGGCGATGGAACACTGCGTCAAACGTAACCGACCTGGAGAGACCATGACGATGGAGTACCTTCAGAAACTTCAAGATAGACATGAGGAGTGGATCATGTCCGATAATGATGTGGGGGTTCTCACGGTCAAGACAGAAGACGACGTAGAAGAAATTCTCTATTCCATTGAAAATTTCATGACGGAATTCATCAATCCATTTGAAGATGACATTCTAGGAAATTACCTACAATTGGCTGCACGTAATTTTCATAAATATTCGGTCATCATGGGATTCGTCTACGGAGTATACAGCATTTTCACATTCTACTTTACAAAAACTCTAGACTTTCAAAGAAACAATCAATCTCATTAGTGTTGGTTCCTGAAATACCAATGTCGGACACCAAAGTCACATTTCCCTTAATGTAACCCAAAAGGGTAGGCACACCTTTGAATTGTTTTTTTGATTTTAGAGCAGCATAACTGTCCGCATCCCGGTCTACATCTAGATACAGACAATCGTAATCACCGTGTTTTAATTTTTCTTCAACGTAAGGCTTGATGAGTTTACATGGGTCGCACCAAGTGGCGGTGATGAAAACAATCAACACGGACTCGTTCAGGGCAATGCGCCGTTGTAACTCTTCGCGATTCATACTCTACCCCACTACAATTGTTTTAGTGAAAAGTACTCATACAATTCAGCCTTTTCTTTATTTTCTTTACTTTCTCGTTCACGTTTAAGTACCTTCAAAGCATGCTCCACTTCTTCTTTTTTAACCGGGACGTCATGGTCGTCCTGTTTGGAGATGAGTCCAATTTTGCTCTCTTCATTAAAAATATAGGAGGTGAATATAAAAAATAAGAAAGTGACCCCCAACGAAATATACAAGTCCCGAGTACCTAACCAACACGTGGCGAACACGAACAATTCTCCTGAAATATATTTACGAAGGATGGTTTCTTGAGACGATGTTAATTTCACATGAACGAATTTAGAAGCAATATTCAAAAGTATCATCACGATTCCTGCAAAAATTTTAGAATTATTAATGGTCGTCACGGTTTTATGAAGAGGTGCCAACATTTTTTTCGTTTTCATATTATATCTCTACATTAAAAGCTTGGTACGGCTCTCGGGGTGAATACGTGGACTCTTCTTTTTTAGGAACACAGGTATCATTAGAATTCTTGGACCGAATTCGTTCTTCTAATTGATATAGGGACATTTTTTTAGGTTCAGCACGAGAAGTTTCCGTTAAGGTTAAATGGTACACAAAAATAATCGCGCAAAATAACCCAATTAAGTACGATTTGTACGCGGCATAACAAACTAAGATTAATTCTATGATTTTAGCCGTCAAGTCCATTTTTAAAGGATAAAAAGTTAACCCAATGAATATCAGAAGAATGATATATTCAAGCATACTAAAT